TTAAACAAACACCTTTGCCACCTTCTCGATGACGCCGAGCGAGCCGACGTTTTCCGGCTTGCCATCCATCATCTGGAACGGGATACGGTGAGCGTCGAGCAGGTCGGCGGCGCTGACTTTTTTGATGTTAAAGAAATCGTCTTTCGTTGCCACCTCACTGACCGGCACAATTTTTATGCCGTCCGGTTTTCCGTTCGGTGCGTAGAAAAACAGATTTTGGAAGTTACCGAGCCCCTTCGAACTGCGCACCGCATTGCGCAGCGACTTAACATCGGTACCGCTTTGCGCGGCGTCCGTCACATACATAATGTAACCCGCATGCGCCCCGTTCTGGTAATACTTACGACGGAACAGCGTCGCCGCTTCGTTCAGCCAGGCGGAGTTTAGCGCGCTAAGATATTCCGGCATGCCGTACAGCTCCTGGTTGATGTCAGGCTCCAGCAGGTGGAATACGGATCTCGGCGCGAACGGGTGCGGCTGGTCGAATGACGGCACCCACCAGTAGACATCCTTCTCAATTCCACGCCGCGTGTATTTAGCCAGAGCTTCAGCGGGCGACCAGTGACACTCTTTCGGAGCCCTAAAAACGTGTTGCCAAACACCTGAAAATCAAGCACGAAGCGGCTGAAGTCATGTTGTGACAGTAGCGGGCGCGGAATAAACGTTGAGGCCAGAATGTTGCGCTTAACGTAAATCGGCGAGCTGTGATGAACGGCGGCGCGCAGGCTTTTCGGCAGCCCGTTAAAGCTGACCGGTGGTTTGAACCACCGGCCGTTATTGACGCATTCCACGTAATCCAGAATATCGCGGTGGTCGAGCACGGCGCTCGGTTCACCAAAAGTAAACGCCTCCACTTTTTGGGGGGGCTGCGTCTTTCATGTTGCACGGGCGCTTTTGTGGCTGCGGCTTGCGGCCTTTGTATTTACTCATCAGTTGAACTCCAGAATGGAAGATGTTGCCTGGCCGCTGCCAGCGGTGAGCGGTACATTTAACAGAGCGTGCATAGTCGCCCAAGCGACGTCCGCGTGACTGGCCTCCTCAGTGCGGCTGGCCTCATAGGTGGCGCTGCGCCAGCTGCTGGTCATGATCTTGCGGATAGCCATAAATGAGGTGGTGATGTCGGTGGTGCTGACGTCATATTCGAGACAGCCACGGCGTCTTTTTCCCTTCAGCACCATCGCGGTTTTCATTTATGGCGTGTGGCGGATATCGCGTGCGGCGGGATAAAACGAGCGAACCAACTGGAAAATACCAATACCGAGGCCGGTTGCATCGATACCGATGTATTCGGCGTTGTATTTTTCGATGAGCTGACGAATGGATTCGGCCTGTCTGGCGAAGTCCATGCCTTTCCACTGGTGACGCTCAAGAATGCGGAACTTGCCACCGGCAACAACCGGCGGCGCGAGCACCACGCACCCGGCGCAAAGTCTTCCCACTCTTCCAGACTGTCGACCATGCAGCGTTGCAAATCCTCGAACGGGAACACCGATGCCTTGTCGTCAACGAACTTGCACATGAACAAGTTGCGGAAGTCGTCGACGCTGTTTATGGCCTGGCTGCGCATCAATCAGCCGGACATCATGGCAACCGACGAGGGGCGAAAAAAGGATTTGCCTGGTACGCTGGCATTAATAACGACAGCAGTCTCGATGTCAGCATCAGCCTGTTACTGACCGAGCGTACGCTGGTTAAAGAGGCTGACGGCGCGATGTATGTCGAGAACATCCCAGAGCCGCCCCCACCGGACCCGGTGACGCCGCCTGTCGAGATGTGGAGTAATGGCGAACTGGTGAGCAAATGGAATGAATGACTTCAAACCCTTTGAGGATAAGCTCGCCGGATTGATAGCGGCCCTTTCTCCCGCCGGACGTCGCCGGATGACCGCCGATATTGCGAAGAAACTACGCCAGCGGCAACAGCAGCGTATTAAGTCGCAGAAAGCGCCGGACGGTTCGCCCTTTGCCCCACGTAAACGCTAGCCCGTCAAGGCAAAGCAAGACCGCATAAAGCGCGAGATGTTCGCGAAACTGTGAACCAACCGCTATATGAAAGCGAGCGGCAGCGACAGCGCTGCTGTGGTGGAATTTACCGGGAAAGTACAGCGCATCGCCCGCGTGCATCAGTACGGTTTAAGGGATAAACCAAGATATCATAGTCACTATATCAAATATCAAAAACGTCAGTTGCTTGGGCTGAGTAAAGCCGAGCAGGATGTTATAAATAATTTAGTGATTGGGTATTTGGAGTAAAGATGGCGATATGGAGATCACCATCTTCCTGATTACAAGGTGGTTTTTCTTTCCGTTGCTTTTATTTTCATGGGGTCTGAGTGGTCTTTTATTTCAGTTTTTGTTTTTTTATACATAACATGTGTGATGAACCATATAACAGTAGTGAAAAACAATAGGTCGGAAGTGAACCCTATTGACGTAATCATTAGTACGACCCATAGAAATACAGTATACGCTGCAATAAATTGATTTATCTTTGATACTGAAAAGCTACTTGGCGAGAAAACTCTATCTATTAGAGTTTTCTTTTTACTCTCGCTGCTTTTTTTAAACAATACAGTTTTGTATAGGGGGCCTGTGATGTTATCCTCAAGCTTATCAATGTGGAACTCCCAATTTTCTTGCCAAAATTTACTGCCTTTATTAACTAAAAACCAACCCAGTGAAAATACATAGCCAGTCATGGATATGAATTTCAGGTATATATTGTTATGTGTCGAAGGCGTGTCAAAGGTTTTTGAAGCAAGTAAAAAATACCCAGCAAAAAGTGCAGCAATTAACGTCCAAAAATAAGCAGTACGCTTCCAGTACAGGTCAATTTCAAGCTTCCTGATCTCATGTGCTTTTTCAAAAGCAAGAAGGTTTTTATCCCGTTTAGATTTTCTAGCATGAAATTTCTTAATATTGAAAGATTTATCATAATCATCTGTATTCATTTTTCCCCTCGAAAAATACAAGTCCATCTTGAATGTGCTGTTGAACTAGGTTGTATCAACTATGAACAAACGTCAAATGATTGGTTTGCATTCACGTCTCCTGCAACCTGTGAGCCATGAATACACTCGCATCTATCCAGGAACTCGCCCGGACGATACGCACCGGCATTGTCGTCGAAACTGACCTCTACGCCAGGTGCTGTCGCGTGCAGACCGGCGGCATTTATACCGACTGGCTCCAGTGGCTGACACACCGCGCCGGGCGCTCGCGCACCTAGTTGGTCCCTTCTGTTGGTGCACAGGTGATGATTCTGGCCGTGGGCGGCGAGCTCGATACCGCTTTTGTGCTGCCGGGCATTTATTCCGACGACAACCCCGCGACGTCGGTCTCGGCGGATGCTGGCGCGTTGAATTTCCCGACGGTGCTGTCATGAGTTATGAGCCGGAAACTGGCGCGCTGACCGTCACCGGCATTAAAACCGCCGATGTGACTGCATCCGATTCGGTTGCCGTCAGCGTGCCGGTGGTGCTGGTCAAAGCCTCGACTCGCGTCAACCTCGATTCACCGGAGGTGGTCTGCACCAATAAGTTGATGACCGGTACGCTGGAGGTAAAGAACGGCGGCAAGATGTCTGGCTATATCGAGCACGGCGGCGGCTCATTTTCTTCTAACGGCAAGGTGCTCAACACCCATAAACACCCTGGCGACAGCGGTGGAGAAACGGGGGAACCACTATGATAGCGCGTTATCTCGGCATGAATCGCGTGACCGGTGAAAGCATTTTAGACGTTGATCATATCAGCCAGAGCATCGGGGATATCCTGCGCGCGCCCATCGGCTCCCGCGTCATGTGTCGTGAATACGGCTCGCTGTTGTCGCAGATGATAGATCAGCCTCAGACCCCGGCGCTTGAGCTGCCAATTATGTCGGCGTGCTACATAGCGATCCTGAAGTGGGAACCGCGCGTCAGGCTGACCAGTATCACTACAGAGCGGCAGTTTAACGGGCAAATGGTCGTCGACGTGACCGGCCAAATCACCGATACCGGCGAGAGCCTTTCCTTAACCATGCCTGTGAGTTGAATCTATGGCAGTTATCGACCTGAGCCAGCTCCCCGCGGCTGATGTAGTGGAAACGCTGGATTTTGAAACCATCCTCACCGAACGCAAAGCGACGCTGATTTCACTGTACCCGGAAGATGAGCAGGAAGCGGTCGCCAGGATATTAACGCTGGAGCCTGAGCCACTGGTGAAATATCTCGAAGAGAATGCCTATCGCGAGGTGATTTTACGCCAGCGCATTAATGAGGCGGCGAAAGCCGGGATGGTGGCCTATGCCATCAAAAACGACCTCGACCAGCTCGCGGCAAATAATAACGTTGAATGCCTGGTCATCACTCCGGGTGACGATACGCAAATACCGCCAGTGGATGCGGTATTGGAATCTGACAGTGATTTACGCCAGCGCATCCCGGCGGCATCTGAGGGCATGACTGTTGCAGGGCCGACCGGTACCTATGAGTTTCATGCCCTGAGTGCCGATGGTCGCGTACCGGATGCCTCGGCTAACAGCCCGGCACTGGCAGAAGTCACTATCGCCGTCCTGTCTCGTGAAGGTGACGGCACAGCATCAGATGATTTATTGCAGGCGGTCAGTACCGCACTGAATGATGAGAGTGTACGCCCGGTTGCTGACCGCCTGACGGTTGTGTCGGCTGAAATAGTAAATTATGCAATTGACGCGGTGTTGTATGTCTACCCCGGCCCGGCGACCGAGCCGATTCTGCTGCTGCCAAAGCACAGTTAACCGCGCATATCACGGAACAGAGCCGCCTCGGTCGTGACATCCGAATATCGGCGATTTACGCCGCGTTGCATGTGCAGGAGGGGCAGCGCGTCGAACTGTGCGGGCCTCTGGCTGACGTCGTGCTCGATAAAAACTAGGCCGCGTACCAAAGAGCGTTACCATCAATGCACAAACATAAAGTGCAATTGTACGTTTGTAACGATGGAATCGGAGGAGCATTTTATTGTTACACCCGGTACGATAGTACTGGCCCCACCTCACCCGACTGTTGGTGGTCAGCGGTCATTGTGGCTCTGATAAATTTCCGATAAATGTCCGCCGCGAGCGGTTTTTTTATGTGCTCTGAAAAATGGCGGGAAAAAATCCACCGCCAATTCATCGCCACTTTAAAAGCAGGCAACAAAAAAGCCACTCTTTAGAGTGGCTTAATTATATAATTTTAAAGATAAAATTTGGTGGCCCCTGTTGGGTTTGAACCAACGACCAAGCGATTATGAGTCATATAATCGGCATGTTTCTAATCGTTCGTCATTGACGCTTATTGTATTTTTAATTGCCTATAATCAATTGGTTATGATGTTATTTTCGTTTCTAATTGGTTCTCTCATCTCCTCATTGTACTATCGTTACCTGACCCATTACCTGACCCATTACCTGACCCAACATGGGCATCGGGTCAGGTAACGCTTATCCTTAGAAAGGTAACCTCATGGCCGCTAATCTTACCGAGACTGCTATACGTGGATTGAAGACAAAAAGTACGTCGTACTACGTGTGGAGCAACAGCGCTCAGCGTGGTACCGGCAGACTTGGCGTTAAGGTTCAGCCGTCAGGCAGCAAGGTTTTTTATTTCCGTTACTACGTTGAGAAAGGGAAGAAAGAGAAGTTCATCCAGTTGGGCATCTGGCCTGAGATGAAACTTGTAACGGCCAATGAGCTGGCGAAAAAGTACGGAGCCTGGCTTGTTGAAGGAAAAGAGCCCCAGCAGGAGCTTGAGCAACAGCGCCTGGCCGAGCAGCACATAATGCAGCTTCATCGCTCGCAGGCATCGTTTAAAGAACTGGTACATGGCTATGTGAACAAGATGAAGCTCGACAATAAGCGGACCTGGGCCGATGTACTGAAGCGTCTTGAAAAAGAGTGCTATTCGGTTATTCCTCGCGAAACCAAAGCGAAGGATGTAACACCTCTACAGATCAAAACCATCCTCTCAGGCATTATCCAGCGAGATGCGGTGGTCCATGCGAACCGAATTCGTTCCTACCTGATGGCGGCATTCAACTACGGGCTTAAAGCCGATAACGATCCGATGAATACCAGCGTGGGCATTACGTTCGGGCTTGAAGTTAATCCGGTATCGGCCATACCGAAGCAGTCCTCGGCGGAGAAAGTGGGTGATACATGGTTAACGCTGGAAGAGCTGCGTTTTGTCATGGAGCAGTTCGCAGAGGCCACCAACGTTGGGCCGCTGATGCAGCACCTAATCCGCTTCTGTGTTTATGCTGGCGGGCAGCGTCCGTTTGAAATGATTGCCAGCCAGTGGAGCGCGATTGACTGGCAGCAAAAGACGTTACTGGTTATAGCTGATGTATCGAAAAACAAGCGTGAGCACTTGATCCCGCTGACTGAATCGGCACTACAGGAATTAGCCTCAGTGAAAGAGCTGACTAAGGAGAGTAACAGTCCATACATCTTTCCACTTTCGACCAACGCCGAGCGTCCAGTACGTACTGACAGCCTGGCGCGTTCCATCATGTATTTTCGGGCTTTTAATCCGGAGTTTAAAGTTTTTACGGCACGAGATTTACGTCGCACATGTAAAACGCTAATGGGGGAGGCGGGGATCAGTAAAGAGATCCGCGACCGTATCCAGAATCACGCTTTGAACGACGTCAGCTCGAAACACTATGATCGTTATGATTACCTGACTGAAAAGCGGAGGGAGCTTGAGATCTGGGAGGATCGGGTTAACAGCTATCAACGGCAGCAGGAAAACAACGTTGTGAACTTGTTTGGACGGAGGTAA